AGCAAACTGTCACACCCCTCAGTGTTTGCAACGTTTCTCGGGTGAAACGGGGAACCGGCTACAGACTGCAACACAATAAAACAAGGCAAAGCACGCGTACGTAACGATATCGTGCACCATAAGTGCTAAAACCTAGTGTATTCCGTTAGTTTGTATAACTAGCGGGGGCATACGGGGGTGCGTCCATCCCCCGCGTTATATAAAAGGGTTAAAACATTTGTGTTATTTTTTCCTGTTGCACAATAAATGCACATTCAACCAACATGTTGTCACGGTCTAACGCTTGAACCACGTAAACATCAGGTCCAACGTTAACAAGACCAACAATGAGCATAGAAAAGACGTATTCACACATACCCACACGCCTTAGCCACAGCTGGAAAGCAGGTACAAACAAGGTTTTTACATTGATCTGCGATAATTCTATGTTCTAGTTGAGTACCATCGGTACATCTAAGGTCACAGTAGTGAATCCAAGAACGAAGTGAACCATTCATATACATACGAGTAGGGGTAGACAGAGGTAACACTTCACGAGCACATTCTTTAGCGACACCAGCCTGAAGCATATGTTGATAAAGGATCATTGATTGATCAAAGTGTTGTTTAAGTTGAATTTGGAAGTGTTGCACTTCAGTTGGATCTAAGTCATCAATACTATTTTGTCTGTTGGAAGTATCTTGACGACGAAGGTTAGGGATAGTAGGTTGATCTAACACCTGAGCATAACGCTGACTAAATTCTTGAAAGGAGAAAGATCTATGTCTTAAGAGTTGCTGAGCGATACTACGGGTAGTAGATATTTCAACACACATATTGACCATCTCAAAGGGAGACCAATGTTTGTGTTTAATGAGATACTTAATCAAGTTATCACTGGTCTCAGTGTTCGATTGATTAGAAGGGTTGGAGACTCTAGCCATGTAAGAGATGAGGTAGTCACCATCTTCTGTACAATGTACTAACGTAGTTGTAGCCATAAAGAGTAAATAGATGATTCAGATCAACACTCTGTTGATTCCGATCATAGGATTACAGTAGTGAGTGAAAGTTCCAAAGTAAAAGAAAGTACTTAAAAGATCAACCGAGCTAACGCTCGAGTTGATAAGTAAAGGAGTTAAAGGAAGGCTGATTGTCTCCCTTTAACCCAAGGGAGTCGGGTCCACCCTTCCCTTCTCCCTGTATAAGTGTCGGGTTAGCTTTAAACCCAGTTAGGGACTGATGTCTTACTGGAACCGCGAGCTTCTCTTCTTTGGTCAATATTTAGCCCAAAGACTAGATGGTTAGTAGCTGTTTGTGGGTCATCAAACCACTGTTCCATCATGTCATTCCACTCTTCCATCTTGCGAAGTTTAATTTGTTCGTGAGCGGAAATAGCCAAAGCATCTGTGTAGTACTTGACGCCTTGTGCAAGGGCATCGATTCTGTCATCATGCTTGACTGCACCTTTCTCCCTGCACATACGAGACATTTGATAGAAGAGCATATACATAAGACGTTTTTCAGGTGCTTCTTCAGGGTTAGATTTAAAGTCCCAGTCAATGACACCTTTGTCAACGACTAGCCGGTGTTGGTTCATGACAGGTTCAAGGCTATCAATAATCCTGTCTTCTTTACGAACGTTGGCACGCACTTCTTCTACGTCAATCAGTTGTTTAGTTTGAACAAGGTGTTTTTTAAACAATTCAGCAACGATACCATCACCAAAGTTAGTTTCAATAAGAAGTTTAGAAACATCGTACTTTTTACAATGACGAAGAATATCTAACAAGGTATTGTCAGAGTACCCATCTTTGTAAGCACACATTTCATGCAAGTAGAGGAAGCCGTTTTTCTGAGATATGAATGCTGCGGTAGTTTCGTCAGTACCTCTACCCGACGGGTCAATACTGCAGATTGTCTCTGAGTAAGGTGTCCAGTCACCAGAGAGTTGCATTGGAGAATAAAAGTAATCTCCTGGGAGACCGACTGTGGGTAGCTCTTTAATAAGGTTTTTTGGGTCTGAGCACCAGACGACGGAATCAGGGCCAACAGTGGGGTTAACACTAGTGACGACAAGATCAGCCATCTTAAGTGGGAATTTTTCTGCATCACTAAGGGTTGTGTCAAGTTGGAACTGAAGCATGAAATTGCTACGACCCATTGCTGCTTCACGCTCTAGTAAGTCTTCTGCGTCGAAGCGATCAGGGTCAGTTGGTTCCCAAGGATCAGCACCGTTATCGATGTCTTCCTGTAGCTGGGGAGCCATCAAACCTTCGTAGTTAGATGTGTTACGCGGGATGCGAGCAGGCCAAACAAAGGGTCTGTAGTTACGCTCAGCAAGTTTTCGATAGACAGTAAAGGTTGTCTGAGGTGTGCCAAGGTACATGATGCGAGAGTCAGTTTTAGGAGTAAGGATTGACTCAGCCTCAGTGCAAAGTTGTAACAGCTTTTCTCTCATCATTTCAGTAAGACTGTTACCAGGAACTTCAATGTCATCAAGGATCATTAAGTCAGCGCGGGAGCCGGTTAACTGGCCAGTAATCCCGACAGACTTGACGGAAGGTGCTTGGTGGGGGGAACAATTTACATCGAAGCTGATACGCGACCATCTTGAGTCGTCTGATTTTGGCTGTAAATGATTTAACCAAGGTGTTTCTATAATAAGTTTTTGTAGAAAGATTGACATGTTATCTGCACGTTCTTTAGACGCGGAGATAATCATTATCTTTTTTTCAGGGTTATTAAAAAGCGTCCACAGAACAAAGGCTCCAGTAATCCAGCTTTTTCCCACTCCACGGAAAGCCTGTATTTGAAGACGTTTAGGTCCATGTTGAAGATAGTCTGCGATTGCATATTGAGCACGAGTTGGTGAAGGTAAATCAAGTTGTTCCCATAAAGCTTGTAAGAACAGCTTGAAATCATCCTGTAACAGGGTTATAACGCTACTCATGATGATTCATACCTAAAGCTTCTAGAAACCCGTCTGGGATGCGTGGGGATAGCTCTCCGTGGACGTAAAGTATTTGCCATACATTGTCTTCACGTAAGCCTAAAAATTTAATATTAATTTGTTCAGCTCCGTCCATTCTATAAGTCATTTTTGATTGGGACTTAACGTCTATTTTGACGACAACATCGTTATTAGTAGCAATCAGATCGATAGGTCCATGTGGACTACAATTTCTAAATACAAGACAGCCTTGCATCATCAACCAATTAGATACGAATAGTTCTGCAGCCGCCCCAGTGTGTGAGGTGGAAAGCATTTTAAAAAAGCCGCCCCCGAAGGGACGGCAGTGTGGGTAGATATTGTTTAAGCAGAAGTGGAGTAACGCTTAAGGTCGTTAGCACCGAGGTTCAGCACTTTATTAAGAATTGCTTTTTGCTTTTTAGTTCCAGACTTAAAAATCATTGTCTTGTTAGCAAGTGCCCAAGCCTTAAGACGCTCAGAAGACGATTTGCCCTCCATACGATCACGCTTAGGTGCTTTAGTGACAGTTGTCTTTGACTTACTGCCGGTCACCTTACCGCCAGATTGTTTTTCAGCCGTCTTGTTGTAGATAGCACGAGTTTCAGCTGTAGGGTTGCCTACCTTACGAGCGCGAGCTTGTTCATTCTTACGCAACCTGTTAGCAGCATTTTGTTTGCTAAGAGTTTCTTGCTGATTTTTGGTCAGACCTGAAGGCTTACGGGGATTAAGAGGGTTATTGTAAGTAGGAGCATTTCCCCCCTTTGATATACCAAAACGAGACAATTTTGCACTACCAGATTTACCAGCACCACGAGCTAATGCAGCAGCACCGGTTAGTCCTACAACTGCTCCAGTAGTTGCAGAGCCAGCGCCCGGTCTTTGAGCCAAATTTTTAACAAATTTACCTGCTTTCTTTAGTTGTTCGGCAGCAGATTTAATATCATCAACATAAGCATTAGAACCCTTTGGAGGTTTGAGGGGTTTTGAAATTTGTGGAGACTTAAATTGCTTAGAAGAAAATTTAGAATTAGAGGGTTTTGAATTTGTTGTTGAAGACTTAGTAGTACTAGTATTAGTTTTCAAAGAAGGTGCTTTAGTATTTTGCCACTTTTTTGTTTTTGCATTCCAGTATTGAATTCTACCTTGAAACCGACGTGTCCTGTTATTAGGGATCTTGTTATCGGATTGCTGTTTTTTTAATTTAGATCGTTGGATTTGTAGCAGACTAGCCATTTGTATAATTTAGAATGATGTGTTCACGTAATGGGTTGTTATAGCGAGCTATGTATTGTCGCCAATTAAGACTTCCTTTTTCCTGATTGCAGCTAAGACAGGCTGCAACTGTATTCCTGTTATCTCCGCCACCAAAACAGCGAGGATGAACGTGATCGAGAGTAAGTTGATTGATGTCATAAGTTTCTCCACAATAAGCACATGTGCAGTCGAAATGCTCTTTGATACTGCGCCTCCAAAGGCGCTTCGCTTCAGAGGATGTCATGGCTATTAGGTTGTATAAGTAGTGATCAGGAGTTGGAAGTAATGGTGTCATGCGTTCCTGTATCTAGGACGGTTACCATGACCATTATTTGCACGATTAATTTTCATCGCTTGTCGTGCAAGGTTACCTTTAGAGTCGTGAGAAAGGTCAGGTCCACCTTCACCCATCATGTTTTTTGCTCGCCGTGCAGCTGCTAATTTGCGACGGTAAGCCTTTTGCTGTGGTGAGGCATTATATGTAGCCATATAATCCCGATGTTTTTGAGCAGCCTTAGGATTATTGGCATAGTATTTAGAAGTTTTACCTCTTTCCATAAAGTCTATGCTGTACTAGTTCTGGGTCAACATTTGGCAAGATGCTGGCTAGTTTATCTAGTGCGTTGCCGTCGTAAGCAACACCACTGATGTCATTTTTATGTAACCAGTCACAAGCTGCTTTTAGTTCGTGAGCGGTAGCTTCGCCAGCTTTAATGCGCTTAAGAAACTCCTCAGTAACTAAGTTATGCAGTTCATTAAACTGATCTTCAGTCGCTTTCTTTTGTGACATTAGGTAATATTTTTTTTAGCATCCCTAAAAGGATTTCTGCGTCGGCGTTTCCATCCTTTTTCAGGATCTTTTTCACCAGGACCAAATTTTTTAATGGTGTTTGGATACCAATATCCATCGTTAAATGCCTGAGCAGTTTTATCAGTCTTCTTTTTTGGCACGAGCTTTCTTAGCCTTTGGTTTTTTTACAACTGGTGTTTCAATTGCATAGCGTGTTTCACCAGGCTCATGCATTAGATGTGATTCAGCCTGTGCTGCTTTTTCAGCAGTTAAAAAAGTGCCTAGCACTTTCTGGGTGTATAGGTCTACAAGTTTGTAAGTCATAGTTTTTATACGTTATATCCTTTACGTTGACCTGGAAGACGTTTAGCTTGTTTAAGTTTTTGTACCGGGCCATAAGGGATTGGCATATATGTATCGCCATATTTTTTGACAGCAGAAGCATCCCCCCGTGGGGTTTTTTTTTTGTAAGCCATAATAAATTAATTCCTAAGGACAATTTGATCTAATTTGTTTTCAATACGCACCATATGGTCTTCCATACGTTGAACCATGACTGATAAATCAGCCTTAGATACGTAGTCTTGAGCCACGCCAAGTTCAATGGCATCGATACGTCTGTCAAGACCACTAATGCGATCATGTACATTATCTATTCGATTGTGTAATCTGTTATTTAGAGTTGCGCCGCCAGCGACTATTGCAATGACAGCAGCGACTATTGCTTCCATTATTTAAGAGATACGATTGGTACGATGTCGTGACATAAGACTTCAACACGACTGCCAGGTCTAAAAGTAAACCCAGATTTCATAATTTCTGTACATTTAATTGCCCTAACTAATTCATAGTCAAGACGCATTTTTGCTTCGTGTTTTCTGGCGATACTTTTACAGGTTTCTATCATGCCACCATCTAGTGGTACTGAAAAGTTCAGTTGTAAGCCAAAGTTATTGCTTCGTACATACCCACTACTATCGTTAGGAATAGTATCGTTGCCCATATAAAAGGGCGAGAATTGCATGGTTGTTCCATTGCAACTACTGTTAGCTGCAAAGTATTGCCTAGACGGTGCTCCATTATTCTGGAATTGCACCGCCTGATTAGTAACATTGCCCGTTGCTGCTGCTACGGGGTTAGATGAATTTTGTACTGTTGGTTCTTCATTAGCAAACGCTGGGTTTACTGAGAGAAGACCGATAAGGAAGTAGTAACAGTATTTTGTTCGATTGTTTCTGTCACTAGACTGTCTTCGATTTTTCCGGCTGCCCTTGTTACAACTTCTAGTTGAAAGGCTTCGCCAGCCGTATGCACTGAAAATGTTGTTGAGCTTCCAGCTATGTCTGCGCTCGGAGTTATGTTTGTACCTGACCATGATGAATATTCACCACCATAAACATTGGTAGCAATGGTTCGGTCAATATCAATGGTGGTAGTTGTTGTTGACTGCATTGAACCTTGCGTAAAATTAGGCGTAACCTGAGCAGATACTGGAGCCGCAATTAAAAGAAGTAAAAGTAGTTTCTTCATTTGTTTTTTTCTCTTGATATAGAAAAGGTTGCTAGAGTTCCGCTTAGAATTGAAGCGACGTATGTAGGGTCCATCTTTTCCATCCATCCTGCATAACTTGCAGTTAGGAGTCCGGCTGACCAGACTAGGACGACGAATTTGATGACCCCACCTTTTTTGTCATCTTGTTCCATGCTTGCTTTAATATTGGTTTTATAATCATCACTAAGTATTTAAATAGTGATGTACCAGCAAGGGTGGCAGCTACAGAAATAAAAGCTGTAGTTGCTGCTGTAGTCATGATCGTAGTAGTCGGCATTGGGACTTCAATATCCGTAAATGGGACTTCTAT